GGTAGCGGTATCTGGAGACGCAAGGGAATTGCTCCATAGCGAAACGCCCACTGCTGTTGCGCGTGCTGATGACAGTCTGTCCGTTCGAGCTGGCGTTGTAATTCGTCACCTGCACCACGCCGCCGATAGATTGGGCTGTCGTTAAATCCGCCAACGAAGTCAGGGCGTAGCTATTCGAGCCATTGAGGATAACACCATCAGTTCCCCAAGTCGGACCGTTCACAAGCGTGGCGTTTGCGGAAGCCAATCCCCCGAGGCTGTAGACTGTCGTGCCGCTGCCCGCGTTCTGCGCGCTCCTCATTGGCCAGCAGAGGAAGTTGCTCCATAGCCCCAAATCCTTCACGCCCTTCACGAATGCGGAAAGGCTCGCCACATCCGTAGCCCCACTCCCCGCCGCGTATGCCCGTGCATCCGCATCAAGGAACCGCCCGCCAGGCGTGAGAACACTCTGCACCGGTGCCAGGATCATTATTCGGCGTAGGCGATGATCGCGCCGCTATGCAGCCGGATCTCCGTGAACCGACCGTAAAAGATTGTCCCCGTTGGCACCACTGCCGCCGAGGCCTGCGTGGTATTTGCCAGCCCGGTGATATTGCCGGTAAGCGTGTGCAACTGTGCGTCCGCAAGCACCTGGATGGCAATCCATGTCTTTGCTGAGCCCGCGCTGTTGAGGGTCGTTCCGTTAATGAAGGTGCCGCCGTTCTGCCCGTTTGTGATTCGTGCGTTCATGATTTCGTGAGTTGTCGCGTTTACCGGACGCGGGCCGTGAAATGGTTTGGGTTGCGGCTCGAACCGAGCGCCCGCTTGATCTCGTCGTACAGAAAATCTAAGGCCGTTCCTTCGATCAGGTCGGCCTTGTCCATATTGCCGTCTTCGCGGAGTGCATCTGCGTGCGAAGCTCGCTTCACGTACTCAGCCAGGCACGCGGGAAACGGGATCACTTCCCACTGCGTTGAGTTTTCGGACGGGTCGCCCGACGGGGTCTCATACGGATTCATCTTTATGAGCGCCCTGTAGCATTCGCCCGTTTTGCTCAGATACACGCGGTCGCCGATTTCGTACCTCCCCAGCTCACTCCATGGTGTGACCGTAAATACCGGCGTAGGCCCTTGGTACGTCACCCACACCCCCGCACGCGCCGCCGCCCCCGCCACGCTCACTTGCAAACCATTCGGGGTGATCCAGTGGTTTAGCTGTCTCGGTCGGCAGTGTGTCTCAGGGTCGTCTGCATACACCCCCTCCACTGTGCCGATCCCGCGCTTACCGGCCTGATCCAGCAGGATGTAAGTTACCGGGGCCGTCGTCTCCTCCCACTCTGCCGGATTTGTCAGCGTCCCGCCCGTGATCGCATTTACTGCGCGATAGTATTTCCCCGTGGCATCGTCCCACACCACGGCCCCCGCTGCGTAGTCCGTGTCCGCGCCGAAGTCCGGCGCAAAGTGGCGCTCGTCCGTGTGCGTCCATTCCGGCCACGGGTACATACCCCAGCTCTTCAGCACCCGGCTATTGATATACTCGCAAAGCGCCGTAGCGATGTTCGCCGGGAGATTCTTCGCCGGGTCCAGGGACAGCCGGAAAGCCACCCCGTAAAGCACAGATTTGAAAGTTACCGTTCGCAAAGGATAATCCCCCCTTTGCTCACCCTCTCATTGGCGACAGCCAATGAGCCCGAGCCTGTCGAGGGCCGCCGTCCGTCAACGCGAAGCGTTGTACGGCGGGCCACATTCCGCACCCGCACCTCCGGGTTGTCCCGCTCGAACTCATGCAGGAACCCCTTATCCCGCCAGCACGCATATCCCTCCCGTTGCCCCCAGAAGTGGTAAGCCTCGGGCGTGATCGTCATGCGCACCTGTCCCAGCCCCTCCATCCATGTGCGCTCGGGCTGCGCCTGGGCGATTTCCAGCTGCGCCTTCATGGCGCGCACTTCCTCCATCTTGCGCCCGCTGCACAGCTCGTTGATCACCTCCCGGGAGAGATCCCCCGGGAGGCTTTCAATCAGATCGGCGAATGCTTCCATTGCCGGTCTCTGCCTTAGCCTACGCTCGGCAGACGCGACACGTTGAGGTAGATGCGGATCTCTCCCTGCGTCAGCAGGGTGAGGTTGCCGCCCGTCGCCGTGAAGAGCGCTTCGATGTCCGCCGCCTCCTGCGGGGCAAAGCCCGTGCGGAGCGTGGCAAAGGCTGCGCCGTTTGCGTCACCCGCAAGGATCTCTGTTGCGTCCAGGTGGATCTCGTAGGCGTCCAGCAGGCTGTCCGGATCGTCCACCGTTGCGCCGTTGTGGCCGACGTCGAGCGAGAGCGCGCTTGTCGCGCCGCCGTCGAACGGGGTGGTCAGGCAGAACGCCGCATTGCGCACAATGTCCCCGACCGCCAGCGAGAGCAGCGTGATGGTTTTGGTCGTGGCCGCCGTCGTGTTCAGATCCGTGAACGGGATCACGAACACGTGTGTCCAGCCGGTGGCGAGTTCCGCCACCGTCGTAAGAGCTATCGTTTTCATGAGTTGTTGACTCCTTCTTGAGGTTTCTCTTGGCCGGTCCGCTTAGGATGTGGCCGCGAATTTTCCGAGGACGGTTGGGTTGCTCGCGATAAGAGCCGCGATGGCGTACACCAGTTCGCGCGGACCGCCGCCGAGATCCGGCAGGGGCTTGCGGCGTGGGGCCGTGTGGAAGGCCACTTCGATGTTCTCCGGGTCGAGGAGGTAGCCACGGCAACGTCCAACCGTCGCGCTCGCGTTGTCTCGGGCGAGCCAGGCGCTTGGCACCAATTCGATTGTGCCGTAGTCCCCCTCCAGGATGTCGATGGTGTTCACGAGCTTCCGTGCTTCAGCGGCCTGCGTGATTGTGCGCACCGAGGCCATCACGTTCGTGCTGCCAGCCTGGTACTGCGTGAACTGGCTGAAGCGCGAGCGCAGCGTACGGCCGCACACGAGGACGAAGGTTTTATCCTCGCCGGTTACATCCCACACGCTCGCCACCACGTCGTTCACGAGCGACTCCGTGAGGTTCGCCACGGTCGTGGTATTGATGCTTGCGGCAGGAGTGAGGTACAACGGGTCCACCGGCAGATCGGTCTGTGCCGTGGCCTGCGCCCACTTGCCCAAGCCCCGCGTGCGGTAGGGATTCTGGCCGCTCTGCGCCTGGCTCTCGCGGTCAGAGCAAAACGCGCACTCCATGTCACGCTTGAGCATCTCGATGCTCTTCACGATCGCACGCGCCATTTCCTTCTTCGTGCCGATCCCGGCCACATCGGAGACTTCCTCCGAAAGCAGCGAGACCATCGGCGAGCGCCGGAAGATCTGGATGCGCGTCTGGAGCCGCTTGCGCTGCTCCGCCATGTTTTCGTGCGCGGTCACGTCCAGACCGTCAAGCACGCCGTCGAAGCTGGGGTCGGGGTAGCTGTCCACCTGCCACTCCACCATCGAGTTTTTCGGGGTCGCCCCCTTCTTTGCCATGGAGGTGAGAGGATATTTGCGCGCATCAACGAGGCTGATCACGTCGCGCAAATCCTGCCGCTTACCTTCCTGGGCTGTTTCCAACAATTTAGCCATAAACTAAGGTTTTTAAGGTTTTGATTTGTTCGCTGCGTTAACCCAGAGACGACAGGATCATGTTTTCCAGATCGGCCTTATTGCCGCTCTGCATGAATTGCCGCTCCGACCGAGACGCCTTTGCCTTCGTGTTCGTCGTGCTCTTGGCGGGAGCTGGCGCGATGGCCCGCTGGGCCTTCGCTTTCGGCACGGGAGCTTTCTTCTTCTCCGCGTCCTTCTTCTCCCCTGGCTTCTTGGCCTTCGCGGCCTCCGCCTCCTTTTCACGCACGCGCATTCCGCGCAGGGCATCCCCGATGATGGTCTGATAATTTGGCAGCCGCATGATCTCCGGACAGGCGCGCAGGAAATTGCTGGCGATCTTGGAGTCCTCGGTCTTGTCGTCGAACAGCGCCGGGAAGATTTCCCGTGCCATCTTCTCGCAAGAGCCCAACTGTTGCAGGTACTGCAACCGCGCCGGGGCCTGCTCATTGATTATCTGTTCCGCGTAAGTCAGCCGCTTGCGCACGTCCTTCGCGGACAGCTCCACGTCTTCCTTCCCGTTGTTCACGGTTCCGCCTTCCAGATTCTCAAGGCACCATTCCCGCAGCTGCTTCATTTGCCCGACACGGTCATTCACCGCCTCCGGGGTCATGAGGTCAGAGAGCGGGTCTGTCCCGGTGGGCTGGAGCATCACAGGAGCCGCCTTTTCCAGCTTCTCCTTCAGGTCTTTGACTTCCGTCTCCAACCCCGTACGAGCCTCCTCCGCGCTTTTGGCGCGGCTCGTCAGTTTGTTCACCCGCTTTTGCAGGGCCTTCACCGACGTAGGCAGCTTCTCTAGCTCCTCCTCTTCACCATCAGCGTCTTCTTCGTCCTCGTCGTCGGATTCATCACCCTTTTCCGAGTCGTCGTTTTCGCCGTCCTCCTGGTCGCTGTCCGCGTCCTCGTCGTCCGCGTCATCGCCGTCATCGTCGCTGTCGTTTTCGCCGCCAGCATCTGCATCGTCGGAGGCGTCGCCGTCTCCTTCGTCCAGATCTCCGTCGTCGTCCCCTTCCGCGCCGCCCAGTTCTTCACTGAGCCCCAGTGCGCCGATCAACTCGGCATCAGAGATTCCGCCCGAATCATCGAGCGCATCGCGTATTGGTCCGTCTCCGTTTTCGTTTGCCATGGTTTTACCAAGATGTGTGTTTGCCAGCCCTGATTTCTGGCGCAGAGCAGCCCGCCTAAAGCCCCACACAGCCACCGGCAAAAACCCTTGGAAATCTCACGGGTTCCTAATGAACCCTTTTGAACCCTTCTAAACCTAAGAAACCCCTCGTCATGTTTTCAGATAGTCCCCTAAAAACGATTAAGGGCGGCCCCATCACAGGACCGCCCTCAATCACACCTTACCGAACTCAGTCGCTTCCTATTCCCTCAACAACTCTTCATCACTAGGCTCCACCTTAGGAGAATCGACCTTGCCCGATTTTTGCACCGTGCCCGCCTTATCGGGCGTGACCGCTCTCCCCCTTTCACCTTCACTCGCGAAGCGCCCATTCGCCTCCGCCCACCGGTCCGCCAGATCCGCCTGGAAACTCGACAACCACTCCAGCCCCCCCGCCGTGTGCGTCATCGTCCCCGGATGCTCCGCCAGATCCGGCGTGCTCACCGCCTGCGTCGCCTCCTGAATGTGCGCCCGCAGCACCTGGTTCACCGCCAGCCAAAGCGAATTGTCCTCCCCCACGGAAAACGCAGCCGCCATCTCCCCGGCATCCAATACCCGCACAGGCTCGCGCACCGGCACAACACGCACGCTCCCCTCCAAGCCCAACCATCTTAGCATTTTTTCAATCATAGTTTTTCAATAGACGAACCGCCGTTCGTATAATCAGTGTTCGGCGAAGTCGCCTTGTCGTAGGCGGACCACATCCGGTGAAGATGATTGTCTCGGACGGGCGCTCCTCCTGGCCCGATCGGATAGAGGTAGTCATTCCACGCATCGAGGAGCGTCTTGCCAGCTCCGACTACCTTGCCTCCCTGATAGACCATGCTCCCGTCTTCGTCCTGCACAAGTTCCAGCGGATCGCTCCCATCGGTGGTATTGAGTCGCCAATAAAAGTTTTTATTCATCGGCATTCTCCCATCGGTCATTCGGGTCATCCTGAATCATGTCGCATGGACCGCCGGCCAACACTCCGTCGCACGGACAGTCACCGGCGCGACACTGGCAATGCTCTCCCATCGCGGCCACGAAACGTTGATGCTCTTCGCTCTGGAACGGATCTTCTTCCAGAGCCGAACCCGCCGGATGAAGCAATTTCGCTGCGCTCATGGCTTCTCCTCGGTGTTCTCAGAAACCACTTCGCACCCGCCGTCTTCGTCTGTGAATCGAATCTGGAACGGCTGAACATTTGTCACTTTGTAAAACCTCGGGTGCATGTTGTTTTTCGTGGCCCACTCGTCCACAAGCGCGTCAACGGCATCTTGCAGGGACTTTTCCTCTTCTTTACTGAACTTCCACGCCTCCGCATATTCCCCGTGCTCCTCATATGCTCGCTCAGTAAGGTAGTCCGCCATAGGAGGAGTGAATCTTGACGCACTCAGAGGAACCGCCTCGCCTTCCCACAACGTGATTACGTCCCCGATTTTGTTCTCTTCATTTCGATCCCACGCCAGTTCCGCCGCCTCCTCTACAGAGTCGCAACTGAAGTCTTCTTCGTCATGGCTGTAGCATTTTTTCATAGTCGTCTTTAGTTAAGATTCTGAGAACCAGCCACAGAGGCGGACGAGCCGCCCCCGCACTTCCGAACGGTCCGACCATGGGCCTGACAGTTCCACCATCCAGAAGACTGTCCATGGGTCTCCTCGGCCTTCATCGCGATCAAGGCCACATCCGCCGCGTACTCACTCACCCGCTCCGGCGACCGTTCCCCGATGGCCATCATCAGCTTCCCAAAATGGGAGGCCATCTCGTGCGCGATATCCAACGGCGTGACGCAATACGTTCGCCAGTCCCCCTTATTGGTGTTGGCATGCCACTCGAATTCCATCCGCTCCAGGAACGCCGACCGGATCACCGGCGAGGGAAGGATGCCCGGGAGCCTGGCGTAAAGCCGCGTAGTCCCCACATGGAAGCCCGCATCAAAAGCCTCTTGGAGATCCGCCCGCGCATCGGGCGGAAGGGTCTCGAAAGCCGCCACTCGCTCGAGATATTCGCCCGGGATCTGCGCCACAACCTCCGCAATGCGCGGCTGGAAAAATCCATGCAAGCCGACCCTATGCAGCGTCGGGATAGAGGCGATAAGCTCCAGATCTTCCGCTGCCCGCGTGAGCTTAGGATCCCACATGAAAGCTTCCGTGCGCAGGTCGCTGGGTGCGACGATATAGGCCAGCGCGTTTTCGCGGCTCCGCACGAGCGGCTTGATTCGGCCCGCCAGCTCCGCCAGTTGCTCGTCGTCGATTTCCGGAATGTGAAATTTCGCGGTCATTGTCTTTCCCTATCCCTTGGCATCCGGAGCCATCGCACTGTTCCCCTCCACCTTCAAAATGCCCGGATTATCCCCGAGCGCGAGCTGCATCAGATCCAGTTCCGAGAGTTCGCCGTCGAGATACTTCCGCATCACCTCACGATCAGTGAAAGCCCAGCAGGCCGCCGCCTGGTCCTTCACGTACATTTCAATCGATCCGAAGATGGCCTCAGGCCGGAGCTTCACCACTCCGAGCTTCTGGGCGTCGAGCTGGGCCTTGGTGCGATGGCTCACCACGCACACCTTCGGCTTCGGTGGCGAGAGCTTCACGCGCTCCATGCAAGCCTTCAGCCCTTCTGCAGTTAGCGACGACTCCATGCCGATCGCTGAGTTTCCGTTTGATTTTGATCTCATATTTTCCTCACTTCGACGTTGAGAGTTCAGCGTTGAGCGTTCGACGTTGTGGACGCCATCAGGCGTCCACCATCCCCCCCAGCACAGGCGCAGCCCCCTGGCGCCCAATCAGCGCATTCTGCCGCTGCTGCAATTGGAACTGGAATTTTTGCCGCCGCGAATCGATCAGCTTCCGGAAGATCTCATCCTGCGCATACCGCTGTTGCAGTTGCGGGTTGCTTTGCATGATCTTGTCCAGTTCCTGAAGACGGATCGCGTAGTTCTGCCCCTCCTTGAATTCCGGCTCCACGCCGTTCGAGATCTTGAGGAATTGCAGCTGCTCGTCCTCGCGCTCCTGATTCCGCGCCGGTTCCGCCGCCCGCACGTACCGGGCCGCAATCGCCGGGTCAATCGTCCGCATGGCCCACTCCACGATGCCCGCACGGTCGATCACGCCTTCCGTATCGAGTGGCAGCACGGCCTTCCCGATCACGTCCAGCTTCTTCATCACCGTCTCCATGTTGAGATCGCCCGCGTTGAAATCCAGCGTCACGTCCCACTCGGCTGCAATCTCCTCGTCTGTCTGCGCGAACCGCATCTGCACGCCGGTCACCCGGGCGAAAAGCGCGTCATCGTAATACTGCCGGGCCAGCGCCAGCGTCTTGCGTGCCGCCTCCTGCAAGCCGCTCAGGAAATCATCCACGGAGGACTGTCCGTACAACTGCTGCCGCTGCGGGGAAACGCCCTCCACCATCCGCCCGAAATAATTGTCGGCATCGGAGCGCACCTGCCGCTCCAGCCCCACCGTGTCCATGTCCATCTGCGGCGGAGTCATCCAGGTGATTTCGCCGGGCCGCCGCTCGGGGATCTGCGCAGCCGGGCCGAATTTCAGCCGCGCCGCGGCCCGAGACATCGGCACCTTCACGGGAGGCAAAATCGCGATGCTCGCCCGGTCCGCGCGGAAGTCGCGATGCGTCTTCACTTCCGTCTGGTGGGAGTCCACCAGCCCCGGCGTGCTGCGGTTGTCCAGGATGATCCGCTCTGTCCGATCGCGAACGAACTCCACGCAGGGGTACTCCTTCAGCCGGTACTCGCTCTCGTACTCCTTCAGCGGCTCCGGAATGCCTGGCACGAAACACCGGACTTCCATCCGGAGAAACCCCTGCTCATCCACCGTCTTCGTCCAGAAGTGGAACACTTCTAGCAGCCCGTCCATTTCCTCCACCACGGCCTTGCTGGCGCGCTCGTTTGCCATCTGCGCATGATCCAGCATCGTCTTCCCCACGCATCGGGCGATCGCATCTTCCACCGCGTCTTCGTCGTAGTCGTCGGTGAGCACTCGCGACCGCAACACCTCGGGGGTGATCGGCTCACGGAAGGCCACCCATGGGCTCTTCTGGATGTCGTACGTGTTCGCCGGGAAGAACACATCCCGCATCACCCGGCACGCCGTCCAGAGCGGCTGCATCCGCACCACATGCGTCTCCGGAACCGTCGTCTCTCCCTTGGTGCGCAGCTGGCGCACTGCACGCCGCGCCGCCTTCGGTCCCAGCGCCTCGTACATCTCGCTCAGCCAGGCCGCCACCGCCTCCTCCTGCGTGGGGTCGAATAGCGCCGCCATCATCTCCCTCCCGCGCTTCCCGTACGCCGCCGTCTCCGGAGCCTGCGACGCCTTCAGCATGTCCGCCTGCACTGTCAGCCGCGCCATCGCTGCCCGCAGCACGCGCACCTCGTCATTCACGATTTCATCAGCCAGGCGAATCTTCGTATCGCTCGCCCCCTCCCATGGGAACGGCTCCTTGTCCATGTGGTCCCGGCGCTTCCGCCCGTCGTCGCTTTGCCCGGCCCACAAACAATGCCGCGTGTCGTAGTCCACCGCGCACTGCTGCAAATAAATGCTCCCGTCCGAGATCGCGCACTGCACCGCCCGTTCGCAATCCTTCACGCTCTCCAGATCGTTCTTTTCCGTCGTCATGATGTCAGATTTTTCAAGGGCGTAATCAGCACCGCCCGAATGTGCTCTTTGTAGTAAAACGCCCGCCCGCCCTCTTTCAGCGGCTTGCCCTTGATCGTACCCGCCTTCACCAGCTTCTTGAACTCAGAGAGGGAAAGCCCCGTCCACTGCAACACGTCCTCCCGGCGCAATAACAATTTTCGTGGCTCCTGATTCATTGATGCCTGTCCTTTCATTATGCTCGCCGCTGTCAAATTTCATTGGCTCCAGCCAATGACCCCGAGCCTGTCGAGGGGTGATTTCCCGTAGGCAACGACGTCAGGAGGTGTTCCTGAAACCGCGCTGTCTCAATCGGCGAAATCACCGCCACCGCGTACGGGGAAGAAAGGCTTTGCACCACGCGCCCAACCTCCGCACGCATCTCCCCCGCATGCTTCCACATCGCCTCCGCGATCTCGTCCCCGTACTCGGCATACTCCCCCATCCAGAACGCATAGTCCGCCTCCACCCGGGCCAGCCGCCGCTTATAGACCGCCAGAAGCGTCCGCGCATTGCCCCGCAAATGCCGCTCCATCGCGACCTCCCCGGCACTCTTCGCCACCGGCCCCTCGATACCCGCTAAGGCAAAGGTCCGGCATTCATCGCACAGCAAATCCCACCCCGCCGGGTTTACCGCACATCTCACGCAATTCTTGCTCACTCTCCCTCCTCCTCGAAATCAATCGCCTCCACCGGCACCCCATACATCTGATTCAGGATCGGCAACTCCCCCACCTTCTCCACTCGCTCGATCGACACCGCGCCCTCGCCGATCTCCGGAGTCTCCGTCACCAGCACCGCCGTCCCCTCCACCCACGTGCCGAACTGCCCCGCAAGGTCCGCATTAAGCACCCCCAGCCGCGCCGTGCTGTCCTTCTTAGTCCCGCGACTCACAGCCCCGCCTCCAAATCTTTCCGCACCGCTTGCGCGGGCGTGAACTCGTGCGGCTCGTCGTCGTAGTAGCTCTCCGCCAGCGACTCCGCATACTCGCGGTCAGCCGGTTCCGGCTCGCACCCCGTCGCCGCATCCCCATGCTGAAGCCGGATCTGCTCCACCGCCTCGTCCACCCACTTCTCCCGCTCCACTTTCAGGAACAGTTCCAGCTCTGCGCGAGTCTTCGCCAGGCTCCCATCCGGATCTGCCTCGATCTCCCTTTCTCCCGGCTTCCGCACATTGTCATTCCAATGCGCCGCATCCGTAAACAGCTGCTCAATCTCAGCCTTTATCCGGAGCGCCTCGGCCACTACCTCGCCGCGTGTCTTCATGGTGCCGCTCACGCTGTCGCCCTCCCCATCGCCCAAGCCAACATCCCCGACCGGCGCACAAGCCACTGCGCCAGGTAACTCTCCGCCGCGATCTGCGCGCGGTCGAATTCCGCATACAGCATCTCACGCTCACGTTGCGTCGGAATGAACGCCCCCAGCAATCGACATTGTTTGCCCTCCTCCCGCACGATGAACAAAGGCACATCGCGCTCGCCCTGGAGAAAGCCCCGAATCTCGCGCTCCTCCTCGTGCCGCTCCCAAATCAGTTGATTCCGATAAAGCGGCCCGCCGTCTCGATCCTCCCACCCCTCGCGATCAATCGCCGCCGCCGTCAAAGCGCCAGCCCTCACGAGATTGCGAATCGGATCGTTTGACGGCTTCCACCATTCCTTCCGCCACGGCCAATCCTTATGCACATAGCAAGGTGGCAAGGTAGTGATCCCCTCGCGCAGCTGAATGACGGCCGTATCGAGGTAGCAGGCAGCCGCCTGCGCAAGCTCGCCCTCGTCATAGACGCTATCGTTTTCCGGCGTGAATCCCAGCTCGGCAATCTGCCGCACCCGCTCCGCCGCTATTAGTTCGAATCCTGTTTTGTTTTTCATAGTTAGTGTTGACCTGAAATTTTCCTCGCTCAGTACGACCCGCCCCCCCGCACGGCCATGCTCTCCTCGTCCACGTACTCGCTGTCCCACGTCATTAAGTATCGCAGGCAATCAATCGGGTCTTTGCACGCCGCCTTCTCCCCGTCGTGCTTCGTGTAGGTTTGCAGCGCCCATATGAGATTCTGGCAGTCCTCGCTCACATACAGCACCGGCTCATTCAGCAAGGCGCACAGCGGCTGCTTCTCGTCGTACGCGAGTTGATCGTTGATCACCATCAGCCCCTGATCCTCCGTGATCCCGTTGGCCTGGCTAAAGTCGAGCGACGGCCCCACAAGGTTGCCCTTATCGTCCACTTGCTCGTCCAGCATCATGTCGATAAGGGACACCCCGCCTTCGTCCTCTGTCATCGCCCCGGCCTTGCCGCTGCGCGGATCGATCAGCCGCTCGAAAATCTTTTCGCCGCAGAGATCCCACTTCCCCTCCTCGAACTTATTTCCCTCCGCCTCCAGAATCTGCCGCTTGTAGTCGATCACGCCGAAGCCCAGGAACGGCTGCGCCGGGCCGGGGTCGCCGTCCCACTTCCGATTGTCCCCCGCCGTCACCGCCCACTCGCCATACGTCGGCACGTCCGGCCACTCGCGATAAATAATCTTCCGCTCGTCCTGATCCGTGAAGCCCCAGATCTGAAACATGTTTCTGGCGCTCGCCGGATCGGCCACATGCCGCCGCGTCCCCTTGCCCTTCAGGATCTCCGCCACCTTCTCGCGCTTCAGGATGTGCACCGCACAGAATTTCGGGAAACAGCTTCCCACCGTATTGCGGGCGTACCCGTAGGCGCGCTGCTCGATCTCCGTCTTTGTCCGGCCCACCAGCAGCTTCTTCATCTCCGGGTAATTCCCGAAGGGGTTCATCTCGCTGAAGAAATACATCACGTTGCTGTCCGGCCACACCCCCCGCTGCTTGTACGGCATGTGTCCCTTCGGGCAGTCGTCCACGTGTACGACGTCCTGCGGCAGCAGTTCCGCCACCCGGCTCTCCGTCGTGGCCGCGCCCTTCACCACATGCCGCACCGCTGGCGTGATTCCGCGAATCGGAGTGAACCCCCAGATGAGTTTCCCTTTGCAGCGGGGCAGGCGATACATCAGCGTTTTCAGCCACTCCAGCGGCATGTCTTCATCCGCGCAGATCAGCTTCCAGCCCGGCCCTTCGTAGTCCTTGATGTCCTGCTTGTACGCGCCGAACACTCCAATTGAACCGTTCGGCAGCACAAATTTCCCGTCAGAAAATCCGTTCTTCACCGAATAGTTGATATTCATCACCCGGCTGCGCTTCGACACCGGCACCTTCAATTCCTTAGGCAGGTAGTGCCACACGATCGCGTGGTGCAAAATGATGCTCGGCTTCTCCGCCTCATGCAGCCACAGCACTTGGCAACCCGGATTTGTCAGCATCATCTCCACGCCCTTGCGGCACATGTAATGCGTCTTCGCCGATCCGTTCCCTCCGAACAGCGCCAGCAACAAGCTCTCCTCCAGCATCGCGTCCGCGTCCTTCCACGTCGGCAGATAAAACCCACCGCGATACGGGTCGTCCTTCTCCAGCGCAATCAACTCCTCGCGCTGCTCCAGCACTTCCCGCAGCCGATCCGGACCCATCGCAATCGCCTGCTCCCGCGTCGGAAGCTTCAGCACCGGATGCGGCGTCGGCACAAACTTTTCCGCCCCGTCGCTCATAGTCCAGAATCGACCTTGCCCAACTTTTGCACCGTGCCCGATTTGTCGGGCGTGGCCAGCCCCTCGGGGAACTCCGAGTATATGACCCCATCAAGAACCCGCCCGGCGCGATCTGTGCCAACGCGATAGACCGGCCAGCCGTCTTTGAATCCAATCGCCGGAAGCAAACGGCACTCGCTGAATTTATCCATGTACGCCGTGCCCATGCCGAACGGCAGCCAGTCGCCCCACTGTTTGAAATAGAACGCCGCACCCTGGCTCTTGCACTCGATTCCAAGATTTCCCGCCCACGTCGGATGCAATGGCCGCGAGCCCTTCCCACTCTCGCCGCCGCAAATCACCCATTTCAGAGTGTTAAAGTATTTCGGACCATCGCACCCCCCGCCGCACCAGACCTGCCCGCTATAGGCATTGATAAATACTTTCCCTCCGCAGCAGTCGCACGGTTCGCCCCAAGGCACCTCCAGAAACGTCACCGGACCGAGCATCGGCTCAACAGACACAAACAAGTTCGGACACCCCGATTCCATCAAATGCCGCACGCGGTCGAGCTGCTCCAGACTCTCTACAGTCGTGCCGAGCCAGACATGCTTCGGCCAGTTCGTTAGCCAATGCGCGGGAACCATCCGCCGGACATTCTCGGGCCGCTTTGTCAGCAGCAGGAAATTCAGCTGCGGATAGGCTGCGAGCACCGAAAACAGCGTGAGCCTGGCAGGCGGCAAATCTGGATGATCCTCGAACGTGTCCGACATCGAATTCACGAACACGCGCAGCCGGAACAGCTTTGCAGCCATCCGCGCCAGTTGCTGCACCCGCTTCGTGGCCGCGCCACACCGGAGCCACCGAGGCGCATTCGCCCCCCAGTGATACCGCCCGCCATCGAACAGCGGCCCGCGCATCAGATCCAGCGACGCCGCATAGCAATTCCGGCACGCCTCGCTCACCTTCGTGCAGCCCCACCAGAAATTCACAGTGAAGTGGCACCAGCCGATCTTGTTGAATTTCATCACACCTGCCGCGCCTCCTCGAACGAAGTACAGACGAAATGCGGCAGCAGCCCGCCCAGCATCGAGATATACACCGGAGCACCCGTGGCAATCGCCAGGCGCTCCCCATCGGACGGCATCCAAGCCACAATCACTTGTTCGCAGCCGTCGCAGCTGCCACCCTCCACGACCCCGGCGAAAGCCGGGATCGTTTTCACCTGGGAGGCATCCATATCAGGCGGCGCGCCAAACGGCGCGTTAGCCTCAGGGAAATTTATCGGAGTCATTTCCGCTTCCTCCGCGTGCGGGGCTTCTTCTTGCCGTAGTTGTCCGCGAAGCTGGTCAGCTCCTTGCGCATGCCCTCTTGCTTCTTGTGGCTGCGCTCCCATTCCGCCATGTCCAGAATCCCCGTGATCGCGTCACGCACCAACCCGGCGAGGCGGCGCGGCTCGATGGCGTCCAGTTCCCAGCTGGATTTGCCGAACTTCTTGATGTAGCCCTCCGCTCGGCTGTCCGTGAGCTTCGCCGGATTCTCCGGCGGCTTCATGTCCTCGATCTGGTCCATGTTCAGCGCCAGGCGCTGCACTGTCACCGGCTTGCCTCCCGCGAACATGAACAGCCGATCCGTCACGTCGCGCGTCATGTCGATGCCGCTGGGGTCATGGTCGCCGAGATACAGCACATACAGCCGCTTCCCATCCTCCTGCTTCCACATGTACCGCTTGCCCGTCATGTACAGCGCGCTGCTGGAGGAATAGCCCTTGTTCGCCGAGAAAGGCACATCCAGCTCTCGGCACACCGGAATAAGCACGCCCTCCAGCGCCTGCTTCTCCACCATCACCTCCACGTAGCAAGGCTGGTTTTTCCAGTGGTCAATCTGGAACGCATCCGCCGCGCTCCGCACGATGTCCGCAGGCGTCTCCCAATGCGAATTGCGAACGATCCCGCGCCCGCGATCGCTGATCATGTTCCAATCGATCAGCCCGGCCAGCCGCGCCTCGCTCACCAGATTGCCCGTATTCTTGTACGACCGCTCCGAGTTCGGGATGATGTTTTTCGCGACGAGCTGATAGTACAACTGGCGCAGCGTCAGGTCATACCCCTGCCCCGCGTAGTCGTCCAAAATCGCGTTGATCGTCGAGATCATCACCTTCGATCCCGCGTTGAATTTCTTCTCCTGAAAAAGTTCCTTCATAGCTTAGGCGACCTCCGTCAAAGCTTCGAACTCCTCCGGCTTCATCCACATCTGCTCACCCAACAGCAGCGCGTCCGGATATTGCCGGAAATGCCGCTCCGCGATCCACCGCGTCCACTTAGGATCACCCGGCACCACAAGATCCTCCCCGCCCTCCGGATGAAACCACCGCGTGAACAGCCTCTTCCCGTCCTTCGTCTCCGCGCCGAAGTCCGTCGCCATCCACTCGCCGCGTGTCTCGCGCTCCATCCACTTATCGAAGCCCTCCGGGTCCGAAATCCGCCACCGCACAAGCGCCGCCTGCCGCACGCTCGCGCCAAATCGGTAAGCCGCATAAAGCGCGACCACCGCGAATATTGCTATTATTGTATCTTTTATCATGTCTTAGGGTTGGTTGGTTTGTTGTTGGGAAAATCAGGCCGCCAGCGCGATGGCCTCGCAGATGTCACGCGCCTGCACCGGGCAGACGGCGTTTCCGAGCAAATGCTTCGCGAGCTTCCGGTTTGCCGGGAGCAGGTAGGACGGCGGGAAACTCATCGCGGCGCGGTATTCGCTCACCGTGAACATCCGTATGGATCGGCCTCGCACGAGCGCGTATCGGTCCCTCGTCGTCACCGTGCCGATCGGGCGGTGCAGGCTTCGCCCGCCGCGCGCAGTGCCGTAGTACGCAATCAGGAACTCCTCGCCGTGTTGCTTGCGGCCGATAGTGACTCGCGAGCGGGTGTTTGCGCACATCCGCGAGACGGCGGACCAGTCGCCGCCTGGCTCGATGATCGTGCTGACCGGCACGTGATCCAGCTTCGGAAGCTTCAGCACGAGCGGGGCTTTGCTCTGCGTGCATACAATGAACACGCGGAGCCGGTTTTGCGGCACGCCGTGGTCCGCAGCGTCGAGCACATGCACGGAGAGTGCGTAACCCAGCGCCTCCATTGCCGCCCGCCACGCCGGATAAAGCGCCCAGCTCAGGAACTCCACCACGTTCTCCACCACAAAGCCGTAAGGCCGGTGGTACTCCGCGCAGGCCACCACGGCCCACGCCGTCGAGCGCGCGGC